TTTTGCAATCACATCATAATAGTAAATACCATTACGACCATTAGAATTATAATTAAAATAATATACCCTAAATCTTACATCATCATAAATAGCCCCAATACATTGGTTTGTACCAGTAGGAAGACTATTGGTTATTAATCTATTACCTGGAATATTTTCAATTCTAGCATTTCCAGCATTACCCCTAAAGCGTACATTCAAGGCATATTTGTGATGCCTAGATGGTAATACATCATTATTGTCATCCAAATTTAAGATGCCACTAAATTGTTTTTGTTCTACCATATTTATCCTTTAACGCCCAATGTCTGAGCCTCTCTATAGAATTGTTCTGATACCTGTAATCTAAATGGTTTTAATCTCTTACGAGCCATTCTTTTTTGATTGTAATACTCTCTTTCTCTCATTGCTTTTTCACTTACATTAGCCTTATTTGTTGCAGGTAATGATTGTAAATCTTTCCATCTTAAATAAGAAATCAATGCCTCCTGTGCCTTCATATCAATTGTATAATCATCATCCATAACAGGACTTGATATATACTCCAATACTATCTGATTATATGTAAATTGAGGGTCTAATATAATTAAATTATTTTTAGAATCTATTTTACATTCGCCAGCTTGAACTAAGCCAGACCCAGCCCCAAAATAATGTTCACTACTATCATCATCCCAATACCCATACCAAGCAGGATATTGAAGATAATTTGTACCAGCACCTAATGGGGAAGCAATATCAGATAATCTAGTTGGATTGTTATCTCTATAGGTTGTCAATTGTTCATTGACTCTTAATGTAGCTAATTCTCCAAAAGGATTAAAAATACCCACTTTTACCCAATCTAAATAATCATCAGGTAGGTCTACTGTTTTATTATCATTAATATCTAATAATTGTATTTTAGGAGTCCAAGAAACATCCATCCCAATTTCTTGAAGTCCACGAAAAGCCATTACCCAAAGTCTTCTAAACTCTTTTGAAGTTAATCTAGCCTCGTCAATATACATATTGACAGCATCAGACAACTTAATATATTTTTCAATTTTGTTTTCCATAATTATTAACTTTCAACGCCATCTATAACATGGTCTGATTTAATATTTTTACGAACCATTAATCTTTGCATTACTATATCAAACACTATTCCTATTGCATCAGGAGGTACATTTATAGAGGCATCTAAGCTAGATGTAACATGGGTAGCCATTCTTACAGAAACCTTAGTGCCTGTAGGCAAATCTGTTTTAACCCACATATACAAGGTTGTACCCTCAATCCAATAATAAGCTGCCTGAGGCGGATGTGGTATACTTCTAAAATAGTCAACCTCATTAGCTGATACATAAAGTATTGGCTTGCTTGGGCCTTTTGTTCCTGTAAAGAATACAGAATTTACGGCACTATTACTATGTAATCCTAATGGTGGATGAGGAAGTGTACTATAATAATAGTTTGTATCAGCATCCTTTGTAAAAGATGTTAACTTAAAAGTTGTTAGATATCCATCTGGTACAGATGTTATACCATCAACAGAATAAGCCTCATTAGCTTGCTTTGTTGCAACCTGTGCAACTGCATCATTAATATGTAATAATAATTCATTATCTGTAAGTACAGATGCATCATCTGGGTAATCGTTATAGTATTGCCTTCTTACCCTATCAATCATCTGATTAGTAGTTACAATCATTATTCTCCTGTATTAATAACCCCTTGTCCAAATTGACTTAGGGTTGGTTCTTTAAATGAAACTCCAATTATTTTAGCAGCCCTACCTACAATCTCATCTATATCATTGTTATTCCACAATGGGTCTGTACTTCCTGTAGATGTATATACTGGTCTTCCACTTCCATCAGTTGTGTAAGCCCAAACCACATCAGCAGGAACAGTTAAATATTTCAATGTAAGAGAACTTAAAGTAGATGGGTATATTCTCCAATTTGTATTTTGTTCTACATAAAAAGAATTTGCCTCGTCAATTGGGTCAATAGAATCTTGTATTCTTTCAGCAAATCTATTCTCTTCAATTCTATATACCCTATAATTATTAGCAGTATACATAGCTAATAATTTATTAATACCAGTTGGTTTTGAGGCAGTTAGCAAACCAGAAGTCAAAGTAAGGCCACTACCAATAGTTAATACAGATGATGATTCAAATGGCATTAATCTAGATGTGACATTATCCGTCATATTAAGTCCTACTCTAGGAACAGCACTACCATATCTATATTGTTCAATTCTACCTACTAAAAAATCATAGTAATTTCTTTGAGCAGTATTAAAAGCAAATTGGAAATCTGTAGGACTTAAACTTCCTAGCTGATTCTTCCTAACTATAAATCTAAGTATGGAATAACATTGGTCTACAGTCATTGGACTATTTTGTACAAATATAACAAAAAAGCCCCACATAGAAATGTAGGGCTTAAACCTTAATTATGAGAAAACATGAAAAACCTAAAAACTATAATTGCATTTTTAAGGTGCTTACAAAACCTGCACCATCTTCTGTACTAGCAAATTCTGTTAAGGCATCTATTGCTGTAGCATTAGCAGGAAGCTCTGTAATAAGCTGTCTTGTCGCTACCCAATGTGCTTGGTTCTTAACTATACCAGTTGTTACAATAGACTTCTCTATACCCTTTTCAATTAAATATCTTAACTTAATTTTAGGGTTATTAGCCATGTCTAAGAATTTAATAGGATTATCCAAAGCCTTTGCTTTGTAATCTTCTCTAATAGCATACATATCTCTTTCTTCTCCTGTTGAAGCATGGATAAATGGGATTCCTAAAAATTTTGCGTGTGGTATCATATCCTCTTCAGAAGCTGAGCGAGCTAAATCATATGCTCTATCTTTCTTCTTACCTAATTCTACAATCTTATCATCGTTATTTGAAAGCTCTAACAACTTATAGGTATTCTTAATCATCTTAAACTTGTTAGTATTTTGTTCGCATTGGTTACTTAATAACAAGTACTGGTACTTTTGTTTGTTCCAAGAATCAACCTTAAGGTACCCTTGCTCAAACGTAAGTAAATTTGTTTGCTTGTTTAAAACACTATCAGCTACAGCAGTTCCATTTTTTTCTTGCTCATCTACAAATATGGTTTTCATACCATCTATGTATCTAATTTCTCTTGGCTGAATATCTAGGTTTTCTTCTGTCCCATAGTTCCAAAGGATAGTATCACTATTTGGAATAGTAAATACTGGTGGGTAGGGTGAGGCTGCCTCATGAGCTTTTTTATGCTCCTCTACTAATCTAAATATGTAGAAGTCAGGTTCTTTTTTCGCTTTTTTTAAAGAAGCCTTTTTAAGGGATTCTGTTGGCGTACCTAGCGTTGGTACACTTGCCAACTCGGATGTCGCTTTTGCCATAATTTAATTTTTAACAAAGTTATATAATATATATACAATAGCAACAAAAATGCCAAACTATTTTTTTGACACCTATGGCAGAAACATAAGTCAAAATAAGCCAATTATGGTGCATATTGTTATAACATTATTAAGTTATAACATCCCTTATTTGCGTAGTAATACTACCAACATTTAACATATTTTGTTACAAATCAATATAAATCAGTAACATATCTACCCTAATTTTGTTACAATATTTTACATATTTTACCCTAACTATTTAACAAAAGTTTGCTAATAGAGAACTTTATCAATCACTTGTACGGAGATTATACGTACAAATGAGCCGTATTTGAGCGATAAACGGCTCAGTTATGAGCAATAAAAAACCACACTGCTACGTACAATGTGGTTTAAGGATAGAACGCCCCGCTAATCCACTATTACAAATATACAATCTATTTTATATTCAATTTTTATTTTTTGAGTATTTCTCCTCCATTTAGTTTTATATATTCTTCATTAGGAAGATACTTCCATTTATAGCCATAAGCTGATGGTATTCTACCATTAAGGCAGTTTACTATATTTCCCCTTTCTCCACCAACAATTAAAGAAGCTTCTTTTGCATTTAAAAAATAATCAACAAATTGATTATCAATAGAATAAGACGCAACACATTTTGAATATCCAGTATTAAAATTTTTTATTTTTATTTGTTTTATTCTTTCTGGGTCATTAACTGCTTTTTTTTGTTTGCGTCTCCATTCTGGGTCAGCTGCTCTTTTTTTAGCTCCTTCTTTTACATTTTTAACCCACTCTTTATTTAACGACCTTTGCTTAATCATCTCTCTGTGTTTAGCAAGATTATTAGGGTCAGCAAATTTTTTCTTTTGAATTTCACTATTTATAGCGCAAAATTCATCAGTTCTTTTAATACCTCTATTTGTTACAGGGTCTAACCTAACATTAAATGTATTATCCTTATATATATTATACCAATGTATTTCTCTTTCATCTAATGCATCTATATTACATTCTTGAAGTATTTCAAAAGTAAAAGCATCTATTGAATATTTTTTTGCATAGTTATACAAATGTCTATTAATAATTCTTTTAGGATTCATAAACCAATTCTTGTGTGCATTTAGCCTTCTTTCTAAATCATCTGATTGACCTATATAAGTTTTACCAGATTCAATGTGTTCAATTTTGTAAATTCCTGATTTCATTTTATACTCTGTTTATAACAAAGTTAATGCATAAAAAAATCCCCACCAAATAAATGATGGGGAAATTTTATAGTTACTATAACTAATTGAAAACAAATTAGTTCTAGACGCCCTGAAATATTGCGTACTGATTAGCAGCAAATGTTCTAACACCCGGATAACTTAACATAGAGATGGTCTTTTGAGCATCTGTAGTTTTGTTACTTGGAGCCAACATACCTGTTTCAGTAGTCAATACTCTTTGTCCGTTAACCTCTTGGAACACGATTTGGAAAGAAGGGAATTGCTTACCTGTCTTAGCATCGCTATTGATTTTTTGA